CCGCCTCCACCTGCCACCAGTAGACTAGTGCCGAAAGTAGTAGAGTTACCGCCAGTTCCGTTAACCGCGGTAGTGCCACCACCGCCACCGCCTCCACCTGCACCAACTGCGCGAACACGAATATAGAGCGGAGTACGGGGACTCGTTGGGAGCGTATAAGTACCTGAGCTTGATGTAAATTTTTGAACCGTGGGAGCAATGTATCCGCCCGAACCTGAACCTGAACCTGAACCACCAGTTAATTGCCAACGACTAGACGTCGTGTCATAGGTAAATGCGAATGTCGCATTGTTTGCCATTGAGACGTTTCCGCCTGCACCAGTTTGAATTCTATTTGCTGCAGTCGCGGTCGCTTCTTCGTTATTGATAGAAATCTGATTGCCAGTTTTATTCTCAACAATCAAAATTTGACCAGATGTACCTGCTGGTACGCCACTTATACTTGTAAGTGAGGTGTTTGTTAATCGCACTAATCCAGTAGTAAAAGCGCCAATTGTTGTGTTAGCACCAGTTGTAGTAGAGTCTGTTGCCACACTATAAGCAATTTGTTTATTAGATAGAGATTGTGTTGCAGCTAATGCAACTAATGTGTCAGTTACATCGGGAAGAGTTAACGTTCTATTAATAGTTTGTGAAGACTGTACTGTAGTAGTGGTAGCAGTAGTGCCAGCAGCAGTAAAATTAATTTTTTTAGTTGCATCGGCATTGCCAACTATTGAAGTTGTGTTGTCAACTAAGGATTTATTGGTTAAAGTTTGAGTTAAATCATCTCCAACCGTATTGTGCCATGCCCCACTAATATATTGACGAAAAGTAGTAGTAGTAGTGTTATAGTAAAAATCACCCTCATTTGGGTCACTGGGGTCAGCAGTTAAACTACCTAGATTCAGACCAGATCTAACTTTTAAAAAAACTCTTGACATAGCAATTCCCTATCCTTGCTTGATTACAAACTAATTATACTATGATTTAAGTCAGTAGCTTAATTATGCGTGGAATCTCCGGATTTGCGCTCTCATCGTGCTAGCGTTAGTGGCATTAGTGTTATTATATAAAATTCTTACGTTGCCAGAGTTAATATCAGCAGTGAGCTGTAAACCAAGAGTTGAGCCAAGGGCCGCAGTCTCAGTGAACTGATCAGAGCTGCTTACAGTTGTACCTTGAGCACTTACATAGAACTGTCCGATACGGATGTTATTTGTAGTTGCTTCTTTGATGCGGTAGTTGATAACAGCACCGTCAAAGTTAGTGAGATTAAAGCTCAATGAAGAGTTGATCTCAGCAGCTGACGAAGTGTTAGCAGCCAGGGTCATAGCATCGATATACTGATCCTGGAAGTAGTTTACGCCGTCAGTAGAACGACGCATCATGGTTGTAACGTTATCGATCGTGCCTGTACCGTTAGTGGTAAGGATAATTGATCCGTTATTTCCAGTAGTTGCGATGTTCAAGTTAGGTGTAGTAACATCATTGTGGTTGATCGCGAAGGCCCAAACAGTAGCCAATTCAGCAGCGTCTGAAGCAATCGCTTGTGTTCCGTTAGCAGAGAACAATAAGCTCTGAGCCAGTGTGAACTGACCGTTAACAGTCTGAGCACCTTGATCTAACAAGATGTTGGTCGCTGTTACAGCATTTCCTGGGTTAGGAAGAGTGTAAACCAGACCTGCAGTACGGGCTGCTTGTGCAGCAACTGCGATGTTGATGTTTTGGCTGTTTTGGACATACGTATCAGAGATAGCGTTTCCAGAAGCAGCATACAGGCTCAAGCGACCAGCAGTACCAGAGTTAACTGATCCAGAACCGTTTACTCCCCAAGACAAGTTACCAGAAGCATCAGATACAAGGATCTGATTGAGTGCAGGGGCTGCAGCTGGAAGAGTAAGGGTGTAATCAGTAGTTACAGTTGTCGGTCCACGGAGAGCAACGTAATTGCTTCCTGTGTCGCCGTAACGAACTTGTGACTGATTCGACATGGTAAGGTTACCAGTCAAAGTGCCACCAGCAAGTGGGAGATATGAAGCGAAAGCAGAAGTTAAAGCAATAGTGCCGCTTGCATCTGGAAGAGTCCAAGTACGGTTAGCAGTAAGAACAGCCTGACCGAGCTCACCGATGAAGGAAGCTGTAGTAGGAGTCAAACGGAAGATACCAGGACCTGCCGGAGCAAGGTGGTCATACGATTGACGCGAGTTAGCAGTGGTTATATAACCAGTGATAACATTGTTTTCTTGAATGTTGAAGCCAGCAGCAGTAGCAGAACCAGCAGCTCCACCAGCGTTTACAGTGATAACAGGATCAGATACTTGTAACTGCGTGCTGTGGATGTAGTTAAGGGTACCGTTGATATTAACTGTAGAGTTAGTACCACCGATATTAACAACGTTTGTACCAGAGCCAGTTGCGATATTTAAAGTCTTGTTTCCTGAACCAGCGAGGATGTTACCAGTCGCAGTGTTAGGATCGTTACCTACGTTAATCTGAGTAGTATTTGAACTACCGATCAGTAATGTTCCAGAAGAGATAGCGTCGATGATTGGGGTCTGAACCTGCGTAGCAGCAGATACGATGCCACCAGAGAAGATACTTCCAGCAACGCCCATACCACCACTGAGTACCAAAGCACCCGTGACAGTAGAACTTGAGGCAGTCGTTTCATCTAAGATAACCGAACCCTTAGAAGCGTTCGTTGTCGAACGGAGGGTGAGGTTGTTTCCGGCAGCAGTACCGCCGACTTGAATCTGACCGCCAGCACGACCAGCCAATAGAGCATACTGAGTATGGTCATCGGCAGGGGCCGTTAAACCAGTCAGTCCGCTGTGGGCGGTAATAACCATACCAGCAGCAAGGTTCTGCCAGATCGTTCCGTTGTAATAACGTACCAAACCGAGGTCACTGCGGTAGAAAAAATCACCAGCAGCTCCAGTACCCGGATCAGCTGTCCCAGTAGGCAATGTAATAGGATTTCCGTTAAGAAATATAACCTTATTACCAAACTTTAACTCATTAGCCATAAAACCCTCTCACTCAGCAAGCGACTCGATACCCTCATTTTATCATAGTGATAAACTAAGGTTATGACCAGCGTCTTACTGCATATTTGAATGTTCCCACTGTTCCAGCGGCTGAGCTGTAACGAATTTGAACATTGGACCCGCTAATTGTGTGGGTCACTGTTGGAGAAGCAAGGATCAATCCAGTGGATCTGACTTCAGAGTACGTATCTACGACGTTCACGTTAGCTGAACCGTCCTGAGTGATCAAGAGAGTTCCAATGCGATAGTTGCCAGTTGGGCAGACAGCTGAGTATTCGACTACGGCAAAAGTATAACTAGTGCTGTAAGTGAATAACAAAGCATCAGTCTGGTTAGCAGCAAGTGCAGTATCCGTAAGGATAGTGTGTTGAACTACATCTGCGCCAGATCCCAAATTAAGGGTTCCATTGGTCGTATCAATTGTGAAGTTCGAGTTTCCTGTAACGTTTGTAGGCGAGTTCCAAACTGCAATCTGTTGTGCAGAACCGCTACCAGTGATGTTCGAGCTAGTCGATCCACTGTAACTAGGAATTCCGCCAGGTCCGCCAGAAGCATCAGCCCAACGCTTCAGAGTCCACTTTAACTGAGCCGTAGAGCCGGTATTGGTCGAAGTGTACTGAATATGGATAGTCGATCCAGAGATCGTTCCTTCGAAAAGGATACCAGCATAGCCGTTGTTTTCAACGTTAGTGTTGGCAATACCGACGTTAGTACCGTCAGTAGTGATAAGGATCGTACCAGCTTCTTTTGTGGTTCCACGCGCGATGGAGTAATCCATCCACATGTTCTCAGAACCAAGCCAGTTAATAGCAAAGATATCAGCCGGTGCAACCTGGTTATTCGCCAGGACTGCAGAGTTCATGCTGGAAACTTCCCAGTAATCGCCCGTTGCGTTGAAGTATCTTACTTTATTATTGAATGACCAAGCTGTTCCTGTAAATGTTCCAACTGTGTCTGCGTAGCTAGTACCTTCTTGAACGATTACAGTATCGGCCTCTGATGGCGATGCCGAACCATTGAACAAGTACTGAGACTGCCAACTAGTGATAGTTGTGCCAGTTCCCACTGCTTTGTAGATCATGTTATTGCCAGACGCAAGGCCTGTGAACAATACTAGATCGCCAGTGTTAACCGTTTGACCATCGACTGTTACAGTGCCTGTAGGCAATACAGTCGATGTAGGGTTCATCAAGCGAACCTTTTGAAGTCCAGAGCCTCCGCCAGATCCAGATCCAACGCCGAGCTGAGTAATCTTAGACTGCGCAGAAGCGGCAGGCAGAGGCATACTTGCAGAGTTGAATGGAAGGATAGTTCCAGCGCCACCAGAACCGTTGTCTTTAACGACAACAAATCCAAGTTTTAGAGTTCCGCCAAGTGCAGGTTTCTGAGCGTCAGTAGGAGTTGTTCCGCTTGCTGTAGCACCGATAACGTTGAACTGAACATTCACTGTGTTATCAGAATTAGTTCCTGATGGGTTAGCAGTAACTGCATACCAAAAGTAGTTACCAGATGGAACAGACGCAGGTGTAAAGTTTACACCAAGAGCAGTTGTAAAGTCACTGCTTAACGGTTGAGTTGCATCCCCACCGTAGATACTGCCAGTAGCAAAATCAATCTCAGCACCCGTGAAGGATACTTTCAACGAGCTCATTGATTGTGTCAATGTCTCGCCAGTGAATGCAACCCGGTCAGAACCTGTGATCCGTACGCGTGTTGTGGTTCCTGCCGTCTTTGCAATCATGCGCAATTGGCCGAAGTACTTGTCGAATTCAGCATCGATAGATGCAAGAGCATCCAACGAACCTTCTGTATCCGCCATCGTACGGGCTACGCCGCCGCGAGTCGAGTAGTTACCTTGTGAGGTTGCCTCAGTAACACCCGTACCGAACAATGCTCTGTTCTGTACTGATAGACCAGCATGAAGACCTTTTGACTCACCGTCAATAAGGAGCATGCCGTCGTTACCAAGAATGATGCTGTTATTAACTCGACGCGCAATAATGAATGCGTTCGCGTCCACGGGAACTGAGGCGATCGGCGCTGCAGTGATTGTGAGGACATTCGCAGTGGTGCCAGAACGATTGATCTCTACATAGAGAACCATATCGTCAGCAGTCAATGCTGTGTTAGTTTGAGCAGAAAGTGTATTAGAGATGTCAGCAACGCCAGGCATTTGGACATAAGCATCGCTTGTCCAAGTGAGGCTGTTTGTCGAAAGTGTCCAAGACCAAGTTCCACCCTTGATAACTTTCAAGTTGCGATCTTGAGCTGAACCAGTCGGAGAGATCGGAGTCGAACCAGAAGCAAGTGTGCTTCCATCCCACAACCATACGTTTGATCCCGTTAAGCGAGTAGCGATGACGAATGTGTTCTCACCGATAGCAAGCGAAGCAGTGTTGGCGATTTGGATTGCAGGGGTTGGAGTTCCACCGTTACGATCAATGATTACGTATGCAGATTGGTTCGCAAGAAGCGAGATACCAGGAGCAGCCGAAGGCAAAGTTACTGTTGCGTTTGAAGGCGAACCTGGAAGCAACAATGTAAGGGTAGCACCAGCTGGAGCAAATGTGATTTGCTGAGCTGAACCGCTTGTAGTGTTTGTAACTGATGTAAGTCCAGTAGCTAAGTACTTAACAGTCTTATCCTGGGCTTTATCAGCCATCATCGCAGTCAATTCGCTAAGGCGAGTTGTTACGTTGTCAGTAGATGCACTGTTGAAGTTCTCTGTGCCTGCTAGCGTATTGTAGCCAGATGGAACAGCATAGTCAGGATAGACTTGAGTATCTGAAGTCATTCCCAAGAACAATTTAATGTTCTGAGAAAGAACGTCGCCGATAGAACCAGACTCACCTTGAACTAGCGAGAATGCACCAAGTTCAGAGCGAACGATTACTTGTGCAAGCGTTGCAGAACCAGCAGTCTCAGTAGCAAGAGGACCTGCAACTGGGATCTGGAAGTGTGTAGAGTCGATAACAGCAACTTGGAACGAACCATTATAGTTGGTGGTTCCAGTAATTTGGATAGTCTCGTCTGTAGCAAATCCGTGATCTGCAGACTCGAGTTGTAGTCCATATTGTGTAGAGCGAGCAACAGTGGTTACCGTTGCATAATTTGCAGTTCCTGTTTCAGGACCAGCAGCTGTAACAGCAGTAGTGATATAGAAAGTAGTTGTAGAAGCAACTTCTACAGCGTATGTTCCATTGTAGTCAGTTGTTCCAGCAATCGTTACGCGCTGACCGTCTAAGAGACCGTGAGCTGTCGTGCTAGTAACAAGTGCTTGAGAACCAGATCCAGTAGCAACGCTAACTGTAAGACTAGTTGTTGCAATGTTACCAATAGACTCGATAGTGTCCGAACGAAGGATCAACCAGCTGAAGTCTCCACCAGCAGCAGCAATAGCAGCAGCATTACGCGAAGAAACAATCACATCGCCAGCAGTGTAAACACCTTTATCGTAGCGAGCGTTGTTGTTTGTTGTAACGCCAAGGTAAGCGCCAGACAAAACAACTGACTTAGCAAGTGCCGCAGTCGTTTGGTTTCCTGCACCGTTTACAGAGTCAAAGAATGCCTCAACCTGTAAGAAGTATTGAGCAGGATCGCTCGCTTGTTTAATCCAGTCACCTTGTGAAAGGTTAGCGAACAATCCAACAGATCCACCGACCGTGTTGATGTAGGCTTGACCGTTAGTGAATGCAACAGGTGCATCGGTGCTATTGATCGGTTGATTACGGACTAGATCTAGGTACGCGACATTTTCGTTCGCCATCTGTACGTTACCAGCGCGAAGCATATAGTAACGTGGATCAGAAGTAAGTTTAATCTTGATGTCTTCAGTCCAAGTAACGAGACCTGGAGTGGTTCCACTGTGAACCCAGCTACCTTTAGATTTATAGGTAGTAGTTAATGCATCAGTGAATGTGCTTACGATACTGTAAGTTGAAGCGTCCTGGTACCAGTAAATAGTACCACCAAGCTCGCGAAGCTTGGTCATAACTGCGTCCATCCAGTCTTTCAGAGACTCGATGTTCTTGTCGCCACCCTCGAAAGGGTTAACGCCACCAGCAACCATAGTTGTAGGCGGTTCGTTACGTTGATAGCTAGAATTAGGAAGAGATTGCCAGTCGTAAGAAGCGAATGGATTCGGGCTGATTCCACCAGTTCCGAGACGGAACATCATATCGCGAGCATCTTGTATTGCAGTAATAACAACTGCACCAACTGTGATCTTAGCAATAGGAATCGTGTTGGCCGGGAAAGCGCCAGTAGAAACGTTAACTTGGCAAGTTAGAACGCTCTCAGTATTTACATCCTGAGTGAATTCACCACCGACTCCACCGTTCTTATCTGGATCCCAGAAAGCGCGGCTGTCAGTAGAAGTATTTGTCGTAGTGAAAGTAAGGTAAACGTAGTTAACTGCGTTCTTGCGGAGTTCAGGAACGAGTGGCTGAGCGTTCGTGTTTCCAGCTGGAAGACCGTAGAAGAATGGACCTGCTGCAGAGCCCGGATAGAACACACATGAGTCTGCAATCTCAATTGAGCATGTCTGAGTGCCGATGGCACTCGCAGGATCGATAACCTCGAATCCTTTCAGGACATAAGGTTTTTCGTTATTAACTAAGCCTTGGAGAAGATATTTGAAATCGCCAGCTGCATAGCTGTCGATTGACAAAACGTCTGGAAGGTCTAGTCGTTCAGCGCTAGAAATTAAAAGTCTACCTAATACAGCCATAACTTAATTATACTCCAATCGGACTCAATCACTGAACGGTGCGCCAGCACCAAGCCCTTGTTCATTGTATACGTCCAAAGTTCCGTATAGCTGATCTGGGTAACGAATCAAGAAGTTGACAAAGATACCCGCACTTTTCACTGACGTAATCAAGTTCTCAAGAGTTATTCTAGCTTGAGAAGGGTCAGTTATGTAAGCAGGATATTCAGCAGCCGTACCACTCATCGTATGGGGCCCATTAGTTTCAACTAAGGTTATACCAGAGCCAATGGCATGACTGAACTTAAAAGTGTAAGAAGGATCAATAGCGATGGTCGAGTCTGTAGGCTTATAGAGATATCTGACTGGACCCTCTTGAGTCTCAAGACCATAGTCAAAGATCAAGTAACCACCAGTTGACGGGATCGTATTCGTTCCTAAGTCAAGAAGCCGAACAATTTTACCAGCTTGTATGCTATCAGCAATAGTTCCAGTATCACTAGAGAGAACGAAAGGGGCAGTAAGATCCCAGATATAAGGTCCTTCGATCCGGCTCTCTGAAGCTGGGACAGCATTGGTGCAGTAGACGTTTGATCCTGTGGGAGCAAGACCTGCACGCTCTACACGCGAAGTGCCAGAGTTTGAGGCTGTTCCATTGTTGCCGAGGTCTGTGAAAGTATATGTTGTGGGCGAAGGAACTGACGTGATAATGAATCCGCCGTTCAAGCTTTCGCTAAAGTTTAATGTAGCTGTTCCGTTACCAGAAGCATTCTGGTCCATAGTAACAGTAGTGCCCTGAATATCTGTAACGCTAGTTCCAGATGGGATACCGATAGCAGAAATAAGCATTCCTGGAGCAATTCCAGATACGTTTGCGATATTAGT